TTTTGTCTTTTGTGTAAAAGCGTTAGCTCTAAAAGGTTCAATACTTGGACTTGTATTACCACAAATAATACTAGAAGAAGCGTTCGGTGCAATTGCCAATAAGTGTGCGTTTCTTACTGAGCAAGACTCGTCGTCTGGGCAAGCACCTTTTTCTACTGCTAATCTCTTTGTTGTCTCTAATGCATCATGCTTGATTTTATCAAACATCTGCAAGTTGGCTGAAGTTGCCTGCATACTTTCAAATGGTACTCCCATTTTCTGTAAATACGCATGAAATCCCATAGCGCCTAAACCAATACTTCTTTCTCGCATAGCACTAAATTTAGCTCTATGTAGTTGGTCAGGTGCTCTAGCAATAAAGTCATCTAAAACATTATCTAACATTCTTACTAGATCGGGGATAAACGCGGGATGCTTACTCCATTCGTCATAATTTTCTAAATTGACGGAGGATAGGCAACAAACAGCTGTTCTTTCGTCGTCGGTGGCTAGTGTAATCTCACTACACAAATTACTGTGGTGTACTTGTAGCCCTTTCTTCTTTTGGAACTCAGGCAACCCCTGCTGCACCGCATCCTCAAACATTAGGTAAGGCTCTCCTGTCTCCATTCTATTTTGCAATAGTTTGACCCAGAGCGCTCTTGCACTAACTGATTTCTTTACTTGCCTCGTGTGGGGATCCACAAGAGCCCAGCTATCGTCAAAATCAGGATATTTAGTGGCGGAGTGTATGAGTTCCATAAAGGCATCAGGAACCACGACACCGTGATGAAGGTTAATACTCTTCCGGTTAGTGTCGCCACCTGTAGGTTTTCTGACATCTAAAAATTCCTCAATTTCGGGGTGGCTCATATGTAGATAAGCTGCATAACTACCCCTTCGAGTTATACCTTGTGAAAATGCTAACATTTCCGCATCTACTACTTTTAGAAAAGGTATCACTCCAGTACTCTCACTTCCCTTAGAAGTTTTTGTACCTTGCGCACGAACATCACTCCAGTGTCCACCAATACCACCGCCAAACGATGATAAATAGGCATTTTCTGTGTAATGGTCTGTTATACCTTCTCTACTGTCCTCAACATAGTTAAGAAAACAACTAATAGGCAAGCCACGAGCCGTTCCACCATTAGATAGTACGGGTGTAGCAAACATAAACCATAGATTACTTACATAATCGTATAGTCTCTGTGCATGGGCGTCATCGTCAGCAAACGCTGTACATGCTCGGGCAAATGCCTCCTGTGGGGAATCTTCGCCCGGTATCATATACCTATCCTTGAGAGTTGCTATTGCAAACTCATCAAGTAAGGCGTCTTTACTAAAATCTACTTTAACTGACATAATCTTTAACTAATCCTATAATTTCTTTACTGTGGCCAAGCACTGCTGCATCTGGGTCGTATGTTAAATCCATTAACTCTATATTCTTAGCAAGATTCTCTGCACCAAACTCGTTTAAGTTTTGCATGAATTTATACTTGCTTTGTATAGGGAGTTGATTCATTAGATCAAATACATCTCCGTGGTCTGCTATCAGACTACTAGCGCGCTTAGGGCCTATTCCATTTACTCCTGGAACGTTATCTCCTTTATCTCCAGTTAAGCACTTAAAAGTTAAGTACATATCTGGGTGAAAGTCGTAATGCTCGTCCCAATTACCCATTGTTGTCTCTTTTCTTGTTACGGTAGAGAACCGTGATATGTTCTCGGTTATTAGAAGATCCCAGTCTTTATCTGAACTTACCATCCAAATATCCTGTATACCTATATCTTCTCTAGCAAGAGCTATAACTGCTGCAATGTCATCAGCCTCTACACCATTATACTTAATAGTGAGATAACCTTTTTCGTTGCATAAATCAATACATTTCTGAAATTCTCCGAGAAAATTCAAAAACTCTTGTTTTTCTTCTTCTGTTTGGTCTGCATACCGTTCTTTACGGTTTGCTTTGTACTCTGGGTCGATAGTCTTTCGGTAATCACTACCACCATCGCCAAGTACTACTATTTCTCCGCAATCGTAAGATTTCGCAAGACTTTCTATAGTCCTGAGATATTCTACTTTGAAGAACTCTTTCTTTTGATGTTTCCATCTAAACGCCAAGTTAAGCCCATCAACTACTAACAGATTACCGTTAGGAGTTGGAGGGTTTCCAAGGCTCGTAAACTCTATCGCCATGTGTCCATTCCTGTTTTTCTAGTGTCAGCCACCTCTCGGCTAGGCATATATAAGCATCAAGCCAAGGCAGATGCATATACTGTTCTAACTTTTGAGGTTTCCGAACGGTTGATACAAAAAATTGTGCATGGTTGGCCTTGAAGAACAGCAGAGGTTCTTGATTACATAGCTCTGCTTGTTGTCTTGCCTTAGCCCACCATTGCACAAAATTATTACTTTTGTTGGTAAATATTTTAGTAGTAAGTGCGTCGTCCTTGTAAAATTTTACCTCGATTAGGAACTTGTTTATCTTATGTGTAAGATAAAGATCTCCTTTTATTTTCCCACTACCTGAGCCTGGAGTGCCCACGAAAGGTAGTTGGGTATGTCTCGTTAACATATTGGCAACTAGTGCCTCGGCTTTCGCGCCTTTCTGCCTACTATTTACCACAAGTATCGATATATTTAATTAAGTTATCGGTATTGTGTAATTTTAAGTCGACTATTGCCATGTCATCTATATCAATTTTGAACTCATCTTCCAACTGTAATACTATATCCACGATATCCAAACTATCTGCGCCAAGCTCTACAAGATCTGCACCTACTGTGACAGTACCTTTATCTAAACCTAGTACATCTTCTATAATTCTGAATACTTCGTCTATGTCTCTAGTAATCATTATCTTCTTCTAACCTCTCAATATATTCTTTCTGCAATATCTTTGTTTTTTCAACATTAGTCAATTCTTCCCAGTCACAAGTCGGACAAGTTACTCCAGTTGGGATATACTCCCTGAACTCAGACTTATGTGGGCATATATGTAGCCAAAATGTGTCTCCGTTATTAGACATAATTTACTCCAAATGACTTATATTGTCATCTTTAACAATTTCTATCTTCTCTAACAATGGATGTGTCCAACCATGAGAAACTAGATAAGTGTTAAGTGTTTCTTCTTTTAGAAGGATCTCTACGACCTTCTCCTTTCCTTGCTCGTCAAGTGCTTGATTAACTTCATCAAGAAATAGCACATTGATTTGACTTCTACTAATAGATGTCATAAGTTTTCGTATTGCAACTAGTGTAGCAATATTTACTCTTGCAAGCTCGCCACTAGATAGTGCTAAAATGTCAATAAGCTTACCAGTATCAGTAACTTCTACATTAAGTTTATCATTTTCTACTACGAAATTGATACTAAAACGACCGTCGCTAAACTCTGCCAAGTACTCATTTGTCAAGGACTCTAGTTCTTTGACAAGGGACTCGATTTTGTAGGCGAGTAGGCCATTTGTACTAAACGCTTTTTTAAGTATTTCGAGAATTGAAAGTTTATCTTCAATACTGCTGAGTTGGCTGATAATATCACCAAGCTCTTTTTCAAACTGAGTAGTTTGTTCTTGTATAATCTCAATTCTTGTATTGTGTCTTTCTCTTCTTTCATTTTCTTGGGCTACTTCTTCCAGCTCTTCACGAGCCATCTGAACTTGCGCTTTAAGCGCTGTAATACTGTCTCTGATTCTTTCTGGATCGCTAACTGTCGCTGGGAGTCCAGAGTCAATAGAGTTGAAGAGCTGTTCCCAGTCTCTGACTCCTTTGGCTGCACTCCTATGTATTTTATTTTCATTTTCTAAACTCTCTAGTTTTTCTTGTTCTTCCTTCATAAACTTGGAACAACTCATAGCCCTTTTATCGTGAGACTTGTATTCAGTATCAATAAATGATAAGTCAATAGTCTGCGAACAAGTAGGACACTCTTGATCGTCTGCATTTCTTAGATTCTCATACTTATCACGCATCTTTATTTCATGAGTAAGTTCTGATTTCCAAGCACCAATCGCACCAATAACCGAACTAGTATCTGTTACCTCAGGGTAAAGACGTAAGTCATCTCTAAAAGATTGTATATCTATAGACTTTAACGCGTCTTTGAGATTATTATTGGTGTTAATTTTTTTATTTTTCTCAGAGATATTTTCAAAGTCTACTAATAACTGACGTAAAGTTTGTTCATCTTTATCCGAGATTTTTGGTAAATCCACTTTGGAATATACACTAGTAGTCTCTAATTTGTTGTCTGTTAACCATTTAACAATTGTTTCAGTTTTTGCAGTTAGTGATGTAACTTCCTGAGTTGCAACCCTTACTCCTTCTTTAAAGACCTCAAAAAACGCAACATAATCGTCAAGTTTTAATAAATCAATTAAGAACTTCTTACGATTAGTATCTGTTGCGGTTAAGAACTGTAAACTTGTATTAGTATTTTGATAGACAAGTTGTGTAAATGTTTTAAAGTCAGTACCTAAGACCTCTCCCAAAGTCTTATAGGTATTGCTAGCAGTATGGCTACTTATATCTTCACCATTCTTAGTTAGTTTACACTTTAAAGTTGCACGCCTATGAACAGTGATGTTGTAGACATCATCATCCACTGTAAAGTCAAGGCTAATATCATAGCCTTGGTTTACATATCTATTAGCAATATCAGCTTTCTTCACATTCTTACTATTCTTGTTGAATAATACTTCTTCAAGAATTAGTGGAATAGACGATTTACCTACTCCATTTGTGCCTACTAGCTGTGTTAAATTTGCTTCTGCAAGATTGATTTCATTGTTTGACCCATAGGAGAAACAGTTATCCCAAGCTAACTTCTGTAGAATAATCATTGTACACTCCTATAATTGGTTTAATCTTATCTTCTTCTAAATTTAGTATATCTTGTAAGTATACTACAAGTTCATCACTCATGGACATATCAGAAGTAAGAGATAAAGTAGCTTCTACCTGTCGTTTTACAACTTTCTTGTCCAAAAGTTCTGAGTTCTTAATCTTAGCTAAATCTTGCACATCACCTTCTATCTCATAGATTGTGTGGTCAAAATCAGTCTGTATCATCTCGTCTGGGCTTGATACAGTCTTTCTAATTAGCTGTGGTAAGTCAAATTCGTGCCATGTCCAAGACCAATCATCATCTATAAGTAAAGCACCTGTCTTTACTCTATTTCTGTGAAAAGATGTTGTCATAGGACTGCCGGGATAAACAATATTACGTTGAGTATTCTCGTGTGCGTGTAAATCTCCAGCAAATACAGTATCAAATTTGTCAAACCTATCTAAGTCTACTTCGGGCATTACATGGGGAGGTATTTCACCTCTGACATGGGTAAAGAGAATCCTGGAGTCTATCGATTCTATACTGTTTTTGCGATGCAAATCAGCATAGGGTAAGATAGCCCAGTCATCTTCTATATAAGTAGAGTCGATTACTTCTACTAATGCATTGACATCCGAAGTTGCTTTCTTTAGGTTAGTAAAGAAAGTCTTGTTCTTCCTAGTAGCTTCATGATTTCCATCATAAATAATAGTAGGAATGGTTACTCCTCTGATAAAATCAAAGTAAAGAGTAAGTTCATCCATAGAGGGGATTCGGTCAAACAAATCCCCACCAATGATGTGCAATTCACAGTCTTGTTCTAACTCATTGACCTGTTTAAAGAACCTAGCGTATCGATCGGTCGCCCAATCTACAGGTACGTTCTTCTGTCCAAGTTTAATGTGCCAGTCGGCTGTGTATAAAATCATGCTACGAAGTCTTCTCCTGGTGTCCAAGAACACCCTGTAAGTCCACCAGCTTTAAGTGCCTCTAAAGTTCTAAGAACTTCATCAGCATTTCTGCCTGTGTCTAAAGCATTAACTGATACGTGCTGAATGATATTATCGGCATCAATGATATAAGTAGCTCGTAAGCATACTCCCTCATCTTCGTCAATAATACCTAACTGTTCAGAAAAATACAAACCACAGTCAGCTGCTAGTGTATGTTGAATATTTCCAATAAGTTCATTAGACTCTTTCCAAGCCAATTTACAGAACTCATTATCTCCTGAAATACCGATTACATTTGCATGATCTACTAATATATCCATAGCTTGGATTTCAGTAGGGCAGATAAACGTAAAATCTTTTGGGTAGAAATAAATTACACTCCAGTCGTGTCTCAGAGGCTCGTAAGTCTCAGTTACGCTAGCTACAACGAACTCGTTGTCTGCATCTACACCATTAAGTGCAAATGCTGGAAATTTTTCTCCTACTCCAATCATGATACGTCAAACTCCTCATCTACAGCTTCGTCAGAGTCTGCACCCTGAACTTTCTTTAGCAACTCAAGTTGCGCGTCAGCTGTAGGTCTTGGAAGAACGTCGTCCATAGACTTAAGGTCTTTGACTAGTTCTTGTTCCCAATCTTCTAAAGCTCTAGGCTTACACTTAAGCATTGCTAGTTGATACTCAACATTAAACACTTGTGGGCCTGTCTTCAATCTCTTGAAGTAAATATCCCAGCCAGTAGTCTGGTCTGTAGGATTTCCTAGTTCTTCCATTGCTACTAAAATTTGGTCAAAAAGTTTCCTTTTTAGATTAACAACTTTGATACTTTTATCAGAGTAGTCAATCCCTTGGACTGCATAAGCCCAACCGCATTTTAGGTCTGGGAAGAAATCACGAACATGGTCATGCTCGATATTGTTAAACGTTTCTGAGTTTCTGTCGAAAGATAAACACTCCATAGGAATGTTCTTGTTATTCTCTCCCTTGATCCAGTAAACGTATCTAGGTAATAGATCACCAACTAAACGAATGTGATGATCTTCTTTGTTACCAAAATTGTAAGTTTCAATCTTGGATTTTTGGGCTGAGCCCTTAGTTGTATTAAAGCCAATAGCCATAATAATCTCCTATAATGTCTCCTCGTATTTGAAATGAACCTTTCCATCTCTAATCTCGAGCAGTCTGTTTTTGGTTATAATGTCCTCACTAACTTGACAGAAAATGAGGTCTAGTGTGGTGTCTTTTGTTTTTGCGTACTCGAAAGAATTACGGAATGAAGCAACACCTACATACTCCGCAACCTCTTTATCGCTAAAGGCACGCCCTTTTTCAAGTAGAGCAACTGGGTTAACCAGATAGCTGCTACCATGAAAGCTTTTTTCATAAAACTTAAAAGTCTTATCATAATAATTTTTAGGAGTCATCTTATAAGTCAAGATCCTTAGTATGGTTATGATGTCACCAACATTGCCATGGCTTGCTTCTAAAATCTTCTTCCAGTCAAAATATATCATATATTATACCAATTTTTTGAGGGGTTGTCAAGAACTATTTTTTCCATGTATTTAATTCAAATAAAGTTTCTGATTACTTGATGTTTATCTTATAATCTTGTTTTACATAATATCCCATTCGTGCATTAGCCTGCCTACTAGCAGTCTTCCCTAACAAATGTATATCTACGATTTTTGGTTGTATCTTGCCCTCTTTCTTACGAATAACTCTACCAATTAACTGTGTAAGTAATGGCTCATTATTTACTGGGGTAGCCAGTACTAAACAACTTAGTACATCTAAAGAGATACCCTCTGAGAAAATTGACTGAGTACCAAACAAAATATTTTTGTCAGCACCTACTCTCCTCATAGTATCTTCTCTTTCTGCAAAATCCATATCCCCAGTTATGCAGACTGCATTTTCGCCAACTAATCGTTGACACACTTTAAGAAATGAGACTCTATCCGATACTACTAGTACCTTATGACCTTCCGCGGCATATGTAGACGCAATCAGAGCAACACTATGTATATATTCTTCATTCGTTGCTAGATGATTGATTCTTTCAGCCCAAGGAGTAAACGATCCATCAAGGAATCGCACGTCACTTTTGATACAATCTATTTCTGGAATCATGTAATTTTCTTTAGGTGGCTTTAGCACGTTCTGCCCAAAGTAGTCTCTGAAAACTACATGCCTCCCGTCCTTTCTTTCCAGAGTTCCAGTAAGGCCCACTTTGAAACGGCAAGGCATCTCGTCTACTATTCGGGTGAATGTCGGGCTTGAAACATGATGCATCTCGTCCAAAATTACTGTCCCGAATAAACGTTTTATCTCGTCTATCCTGCGGTATAAACTCTGAATGTTCCCCACTACTATCGGAGACGAGGTGTTGAACTCCCCACTGCCGATTCTCCCTGCTTTTATTCCGAAGCATTTTTGTACCTCTTTTTCCCACTGATTACGTAGGTTTGTTGTGTGTGTTACTACTAATGTTTTCTGGCCAAGCTTGGCAGCTATAGAAAGACCTGTAAAAGTCTTTCCCCAACTTACCCAAGCGTTAATTATACTATTGTCATCCACTGAGTCGTAAACCACCTGCTGGGACTCACGTAACTTGAACTTAAATTCGGGAAACTTCGTCGGCGCATGTACGCGTTTATCAATAATTTCGTAGTCCTCTGGTATTAGATCCATCCTTCCGACAGGTATGGACACCAAACCCTCTTTTAAAGGGCGAATTGTTTTAATTATCATGGGTGGGTCTTGGGGCATACGAGGAGGCAGAGTATAAGTTAACTCCTGTTCGAGCAAACCAAGGAATTTAGAATCTCCCTGTATTTGTATTCTGTTACTTATTACAGCCTTCATGCACCAAGCCTTTTCAATAATTCAAGATCTTCGTCTCTCCAACGCATTGACTGCTGGGGGTGGTTATTATCCCATGGGGAGCTCCATCCTGTTTTCTGTTTTCTTTCTAGTACATGTTTGGGTATATAATCTTTCATTACTTCCCTCATTAAATACTTTGTAGTTCCAAGGTCAAGACCCTGTAACTGTTTAAATCTTGTTTTTGTAGGAATACCTAATACGTAGTGTACGTATCGCTGAGTAAGTAAAGGTATTCTAGCCTCCATTCCAAATAACCCAACGGTTTGGTCAGTTGCTAAGATGTTTTGCTCAGAAGATGTAAGCAAGTCTATAAAAAGACTCATACCCATAGGGTCGCCTTGATCTAACATATTTTGAGGAAACCATCTCATCTTTCTCATATCTTCTATCATTTTTAAACAATATTCTTCATTAAAACGCTTATCGTGATGTAAATATCCTGAGTATAGTTCGTCTCCACTATCTCCTGTAAGTACTACTTTACAGCCATGCTCTGCGGCTGCTCTTGCTAGTAAATATCTAGGAGCTTGTCTATTGTGGTCAGACCACGCATAGTGTGTACCTGCCAACCAAGTTTTACCAAGAGCTATTCTTTGATCCCTTCCTAGGTTTACCTTAATTAGTTCTCTTCCCCACAATTCAGAAGATTTTTTAGCCATCATAGACTCATTTTGGAAACCCATGTGTTCATGACTGTTTCCTTTTTCATTACTATAACCGCAAGTGAAAAGCGTGATATCCTTAGTACTTTCACGGCATATAGATGCTACTAGCTGGCTGTCGAACCCGCCACTTAGAAATATTGCATGTTTATTGGTAGAGTTACCATGATTTGCTACTTTTAAGATAGATTGTTTAGTTTCATATATAAACTCTGCAGCATCAAAAGTTTTCTTTCTAAGTATAAACCAATTCCATAAGTTATTTCTAGTAAGACGCCAAGTATTGGTATCAAATTCTAGTACGCCACCTGCTTCAACTTTGTGATATCCTTTCCAGATACACTCATCTCCCAGAGAGCCAAACTTTCTTTCATTTATATTTAACTTTTTGTAAAGAAAAGACTTACAACTTGTACTAAACTCAAAGTGCTTACCATCAAAACCCCACCATAATGGCTTTGTTCCAAACTGATCTCTAACTAGAACTAATTTGTTTTGTGTAGGCATATAGTACATAATACTACCATGCCAATCAGTCCACTCTAATACAGAGAGCCCGTACTTATCCAACATCTTACCTAACCATACAGTATCATTAGCTATCCTGGAGTCATACATCTCTCCATTTAACATTACTATGTTACCTTTTTCGGTGGTAATAGGCTGCATTTGCTTTGCCCCTGTTATATCTAGCAAAGCATGACCGAGCTTTATCTTTTCATCTCCCCAGAAAGAAAGAGCATCCGGACCGCGATGCTCTTGTTTTCTTAACATTAACTCTGCTAAAGGCTTATTAGTTGTGCCTATAAAACCACACATTTAATCACCATCCGAGTTTAGCTCTGTTAGGTCTTTTTGGATTTGTTTAAAATCTTGTTGCATTACTTTCCAACTAAGGATAGTTTCAGGGTCGATATCGTCCCATCTATTAAACTCTAAGTCAAATGCAATCATCTTATCTCCAGTGGGTAAATTTTTAAAAATTTGAGCAGCTTTAGGTATAAAGTCGTAGCTGAGTGTCATTTCTCGCAACTTTTTAGTGCCAGAAATAAGACTTGTGTACTCTACTAATACAATATTATCCTTCATTTTGTCAATAATTTTATTTATGTCCATTGTTTTTCCAGTTCGGTGTAACCACCAATTTTCTCTCCCTTAAATATAATCTGAGGGAATGTTCTTGCATTAGGAAATTCTTTTGCCATTTCTAGTGCGTCAAAGTCTCTTCCAAGTTTTTTGTATTGGAAATCTACTCTCTTTTGTGAGCACAGCTTTTGAGCCATTTCACAATAATGACAGTTATCTTTTCCATATATTATTACGTCCATTTTTCTCCTAAATATCTTATCCCAGTTATCTGAGTAAGCCTTGCTTGGCGGTTTAGTTTGTATACTATCGCCTGTTATATCATTTTTTGTTGTCATATCTTACACCAAGTACTCTTCCCCTCCATAACTCTAAAATCACGAATTTCCCAGGGGTGTCCGTTTCGGTATATTACTCCTGCCCATGCCGCATCCTCACTAGGAGGAGTTTTTACAGCAAATGCCCTATCTATATTTTTTAACTTTATTAAAGTTGCTACTTCTTTTCGGACGCGTTTTGTTATTTTATGGTAGTGTATTTTACATGTTTCAGTTTTTTCATACGCTATTACTCTACCTCTACTATCAACAAAGAACTTTGCTCTGTGTTGACTCATTCCTACAATATCTTGTATTTGATACCTTAAAGGGTATAAATTCTTCATAGGAGTCTGTATTCTTCGTATGCCTAGAGTCTCTCCTAGCATATTTTTATCATCCAATACTTGATTATCAAGCCATAGAATACCATCTATCGTTTCTACATTTTCACTATGTATAACGTAAACAGGGAAGATCAAGTCTTCCCATCTGTCTACTCTATCGCTTAATTTATTCTCCATCATCCCCCATATTCTACGTTGTGCCCGGGCTCTTTGTTTTATGCTTCTGTTTAGTCTGCGATTCAATGAATTTCCTTAAAATGTGTTTTACATCCTTTTGGGGAATTGGCTCCCACACCCACTGCCACCCATCATATCCGTACTTATCTTTTTGAGTACCTAGATACTTTAGTCCTGGCATTTGATCTTTAAAAAAGTTTACATATAGATGGCCTGGTTCGTATAAGTCCATGATTGCATGTTCGCATCCTTGTATAATAGTACCCCATTCTGGAGTCCATAAACAGGGCTTATCTTGATTATTTTGTACTGGAAATAAATGACACCTGCCATCGTTAATCCAGCCTTTATCCCAGATAGAGTACTGTCTGTCATACATAACGTCTGCTAGATGTGGGGGAATTATTCGCACACAAGCTACTATTGTTTCTTCTCTGTTCTTTATCCATAGAAAGTAAGATTCTTGATCTAACGCGTCTATAGGATTCATAATTCGTTTGTTACCAATAACGAACATCTCTACTCGTTGTTGGCACAGTGTTGCATATTCTTCTTTGGTTATATCTTTATAATGATATAACTCTTTAATATACCCATTAGGGTAAAGTCTTCGTGCTATTGCTTTTCTGCTGATATTTTCCATTGATGACTGTCCGGGTTGTGTTGAGACTTATAGTTATCTCCATACTTTATACGCCTATCCCTATTGTCTAAATAGCCGCCTTCTTCTACATAGTATATACTAAGTATGGTACAATGTGGTATCTTTAGCCCACGTCTACCGTGATACGTTTCTGAGCCATTGAAGATAATCGCATCTCCTTGACTTGCTGTAAGTATAGAACTAGCGCCTTGCTCACCCTCTACTAAAGGGCTATCCTGTCCTTCGGCAAATCCTATTGGCCAGCTATGGTCACTAATCTGTATAAGCACGGTATGCTCACACTCCCATCTATTTCTATGCCAAGGTAAATAACACCCTTTAGTGTATCTACGTAGCATACTAGTACTGAGAGCTAATTTTTTCTTTACGATTTGTTCTACTCTTTCGAGGTAGACAAGTCCTATTCCGTCTGAAAGTGCATCTCCATTGATTTGGTACAGTAATCCACTTTCTCTTTGTAACCTTCCGCAACTTCTATTTTCGATTCGTAAGTCCATATACTGTTGTGCTATGTAGCACTCATGAGGACTCATAAAGGAGTTTTGTCTAACTGGTGTCATTTTAGTTCCTTCATTATCGTACTAAAATACTTGACACCCTCCTGGTAGCGAAAAACTCCATCCGCTGCTGTTTTCTTTGCTTGTTCTAATTCTTGGCACTTGTAACATACTTTACAAGGCTCATATCCTATGATCTTTCCATCCTTCTTAATTGCTCCTTTCGGGAGTATACAAGTCCACATTAGCTCTAACATCTTCGGCTCTTCTCGCATAATAAGTGCGTACATTTCCGATTTAGTTAAGAATTCTAGTGGATTTCGTACTTCGGGAACTTCTCTTGCAGCAGAAAGCTGCACTCCTGTTCCGTCTAAACAATCACTAGCGTAAAGAGCCATAATCTTTCTGTACTCTCTAAACTGTAATCGCATTCTCATGTCATCTTCTGCATTAGCTCCCATCATGAACCATCTAAACTTGATTCCTCCAGGTGCGCCTAATACTACAGACATGAACGAAGAAAGTCCCGATACAATAATCGGGATTTCCCTCGTGTGTGGTAAAGCTGATAGCATTGACTTATCATTACCATATGGTAAATTAAAATACTCTGCTTGCTTCTGTGTGTAAAACGCCATGGCATCTGCGAACAGGCCATATCGTTGCTCATACCAATACACACAAAAGGGGTGCATGTCAGGATCTCGTTGCGCATAGATTAGAGCCGCTGTGGACTCTACTCCTGCGCTGAGAGGCATATAGGTATTTGTGCGGGGATCAGCGTTATTTATTGCGTTAACAATATCGTCCGTTGACTTAAGCGTCTGATTCTCTTGCTTTGGTACCTTAATATAGGGCATTATTGTTTCTCCAGGCTCTTGACTACATTCTTAGTTGCTATATCCCTTAACATAGACATATCTTTAGTAGGCTTAAACTTTGCATTTACCAGTATTTCTGATACTACATAGTTCTGAGGCTGAGCAAGATTGATAATAATCAATGCTGCTTCATAGGGGTCAATATAATACTCCCCATTCTCAACTCCTT